ACTTGATGGCACACTAGTTACCATAAATTTTTTATCATTAAAATCTGCTGCTGCAAAATCAGAATTAGTTATAGATGAAAAATTATCTAATAATATTATATCATTTTCATTAATACTATGAGAGCCACTAAAAGTTATTGTAACAACTGCTGATCCGTTGGTCGTGGTGAATGCATTTGTAAGCGTTGTTGTAGATTTGATGGGATGTATGTCATAGAAGACACCACCTGAGTATGCATATAAAATTCTGTTTGTTCCAATGATTGCGTATTTTCTAGCTTTACTATTTACAAAATGGTGAAGTCCTCTACCTGCACCAGTTAGTTTATCGTCGCCAAGTTGTTTCCAACCACCTATTTTTTCTGGTGTGCCATATCTAAATCTAACATTATCACAGTCTATCCACTGTTGTTCTGCTCCAGTGGCCGTGATTTGTTTGTTAATTCCAGGCTGAAAACCTATTTTTTGTAGCATATGACTCCATTATAATACTATTTTACAAATGAAGGTAGACCTAGCATTGGTCTCCCATCAAATTTGTTTTTTTCAGCAAATGGGCCATTTACATGATTATAATGCAGAAATACTTGGCCGCAAATGTTTCCGTCAAAAGGCTCCCGCCAATGTTCGAGTTCACAACCACTATATACTAGCATATCTCCTACTTCAAGCAAGACTTTAGTTCCTTTGGGTGCATCAGGCTTATGTATGTTTTTATACTCGTCTATGACGCTATCAGCCCCCGTACCGTCGATAAATATAGGCCAAGGATCTCCACCTAGGTTTAATGTAGTAGATATCTCACAGGAAGGTCTGTCTTTGTGTCTTTTTAATTCATCACCTTTTTTATATATTCTAGAGTATGAGTATGTTGGTATTAACTGTAGTCCTGTTTCTTTAGCCATTACAGGTAGCATTTTAACTAATAGAGTTTCCATAACAGGATCTGCATAATGAGAATAAGTATTAGGTATTTGTTGATCTGACCACGTTCCAAACATACCTGAGTCAGCTATGATATTATTATCATACATAAACTTAACTGCATCACGTTTAAGTAAAAAATAATTAAATACAAAGTTTGCTAACTCGTATGATACTGCACCTTTGATTACTTGATATTTATTGAAAGCCATGTTGTATAAAATTAAAACTTACTGATATTCTTATATCATTTGATTCATTAGGTTCAACACAATGCCAAAGATAAAATGGAAACATTATAATTCTACCTTCAACAGGTTCTAGATGCACCTCTCTCCATAATTCTTTTGGTGGTTTACCTTTCTTTCTTGTTGGCATATTTAATTGCACACCTGGTCTTGGATCATTACAAGACAACTTACCAGAGTTTTTAGGCGCCTTTATGTAATAGACACCACTAAATAAACTATTAGGATGTATGTGAGGTTGATTGTATCCTCCAGGTGGATTTATATTAGCCCACATATTTCCTAACAGAGGTTCTCTGTCTAACCACTCCTCTTTCCATATATCATTCATCATTATAAATAACTCTTTTACTAAAGGTTGAAATACAGGCATCTTGTGCATTTCAGTTGTAGAGTGCCAACCATTACGATTTGTTTTTTTAACACCAGGATCTCGTTTAGACCACTCAACAATTTCATTTGCAAAAAGTTGATTATCTAATTTTACATCTTTACCATATATGGTTGTTGGAAAAAATTGTTCTTTAATCATCTAAATGGTTTACCTCCAAACCAAACAACAAGAGATTGTCTAAGACCACGTTTAACTGGTTGCACTCTATGGTTTATAAAAGATGCAAAACAAATTGCATGACCTTGTTTAAGTTCTCCAAATTTACCTGGTGCACCTAATTCTAAATGTCCACCTTCAAACTCTGAAGGATCATTTAATAATAGTGTCATGGATATTTTTCTAACAGGTGGTTCATGTTCCATATGTGTATCACAATCCATGTGCCAATCATAAAAACCTCCTTCAGGATACTCTGTAAATTGTGCATTTTCTGTAATCCTAATATCACCAAATCCAAAATGATTTTCATTTGCTTTTTGTATAAATTTATAAAGGTCTTCATACATGTGACTCATTTCTTTAAAAGGTATCCAAGATATTGTTGTAACTCTTTTACTTGTGTCTGTGCCACCACCAGGTTTACCCATGCCAACTTGTGCTTTTTGTGGTGGTTGACGTCTACCACATTCTATAATTTGTCTACATTGATCTGGTGTAAACAACGGTGTTGTTGTTTGTATTATCCAACTCTTCCATTTTGGCTCTGTTATAATTTTATTTTCGTACATTAATTAGCTCCTCTATTTTTAATTGGGTCATATAAAACATCCATGTTTGCTGCAAGAGTTCTTCTCCAACCAGGACCATTAAATGGATATACACAGTGTCTCATGTCATAAGGAAAAATAAAAAAATCTCCTTCTTTAATATCTGGTTGATAATCAATTTTTGCAAATTGACCACTAGAATATCCTAATATTTGTAATCTACCATTTTGTGGTGCTTCACTAGCAGAGTATTCCACACCAAAACTTTTTGGTAATTTTAAAATCATAACACTTGACAATCCTGTAAACAATGATCCTTGGTGTACGTGCACAGGGTTGTATTCATGTTCGTACATTTGATTAACCCATACAGAATTAAAACGCATATTATAATCACTTATTTTGTTCCATTCTAAATAATGTTTAAATTTTTCAAAAAACCATACTAATATATTTTTAGGTAAATAATTATGTTTAGTCATTTTATCAGTATCTTCACCATCATAAAATAAACTATGTTCTTTTTCTATTTTACCAACAAGTTGTTTATTTGCAGGTTTTAATTCAGAATATTTATTTTCATATATTCCATTAATTACATGAAATATTTCTAAAGGCACTTGATATTTTAAAACTGATTGTCCTAAAAATACATATTTAAAATTTGATGTGTTCATATTTCTGTCGAATCCTTTCTGGGATTTTTTCTATATAAGGGTTATATACTTTTCTTATCGGTCCATCAAATAGTTTATGCATGTTGCTACCAACTGTCTTATCATCGTAAGATAAACCATTAACTTTTACTTGGTCTAAATTATCAAATCTGTGTTCAAAATAAGGCTCATCTAAAAATTGATATATCTTCCTTAACTCCTGTTCAGGTTCTGTAACCAAATCATCATACTTTACATAATGACAGAGATCTGGATAGTTATATGAATTTTTTATAGCTTCTAAATCTTTAGCAACAGCACCATCTTTATTCATAATCATACTTAATTTTTCATCATCATTTTTACAATTATATTTATTAGGAAAAGCGTCAGGGTTTTCTGTATACCATTTTATATAGCTAGCTAATACATCTATAAGATCTCTAAGTAATACAATACATTTAAAAGGTCTTTTAAAATGTTTTTGCATTAATGCAAAATTACCTGTTGTCATCACAGGCCCACGATCAATAATTATTTGTTGTGGCCAATCTTTATAGTAGGTATCATACACAGAATCTAATACGTTATCTAAAGATTTATGATCTGGATAATTTTTAAACACATCTGTTTGTTTTAACAAAAATAAATCTTTCATTATTTCTAATGTAATAGAATTAGGTGTTGCTACTATTTCAGGATTTTGATTCATAACAGATGCAAAGAGAGTGTTACCCGATCTTGGCATTGCCACTAAAAAAAATAATTTTTTACTTTTCTTTTGCTCCGAGGTCACTTGTTAATTTTTCTTTCTTGTTGTAAATCATTTCTCCTGATTTTTTAACTCTTTCTATACTTTTTAATTGACCTAACACATTAAATACTTCTGGTTGTGATGAACCTGATGTTAGTGTCTCTGCTTTATTTTTCATTATTAAATGATAAGAATCTAATTGGTGTCTATTAACATCTTGTGTATCAAACGTACCATCATCAAACTCTTTTTTTAATGCAGACCAAAGTTTAATTTCTCTCATTCTATCTTTAGCAACTAATTGCATATTAGCTAAACCGTATCGTTCTTCATCTAAATCTATTTGATACTTTGTTAATTTATAGTCGTCTTGTTCTGTCTCTAGTTTTTTTTCTAACCATTTAATTTTTGCCTCTTTACGTCTACAATCAAATGATAAACTCATTAAGTTTTCTAAGAATACGTTTTGTTCTCTAACACACTGCCAATACTTTGCAGCTTTTGTTGGATACTTCATGTCTTGTAAAACAGACATTCTCATTTCTGTTTCTGTTCTAAATACTTGTTTCTTGGTCCATGTGTCACGAAGCTCGGCTGTCATTTCTTTAAACGCCTTCACGTCATTTGGGTCCAATAAATTATTTAAGCTAGGTGCTTCTTTTTCTATAAGTGCATGTATATTTCTTTTTTCTGTCATAATAATCCTTTCATCCAACAATATATACTTTATTAGCTAGTTGTCAATGTCTTAGATGTTATTGCTGTCGTTTCTCCAGTAAATTTTTCTGAACTATTTCCTTGACCATACATCATACCACTAGCAGAAGATGGTGCATTAAAAGATGCACTATAACCTTTTCCTGATCCTAGATTAGGAGAAGTGGCAAAATTTGTATCATTCCAAACAGTGCATTTAGTTGGTGGTCCTGAGCCAAACATAGAACTTGTTGCTGTTCCAAAACATGAAGCTTGAGAATCACTTTGTAAATCATTTGGTCCTGCTGTCCAAGAAGAACCATTGTAGTCATAAGAAGCAAAATTAGGTGGTGACGCTCTGTTAACAAATCCAGCTGTTTGTATTCCTAAAGCACAGTGTCTATTAGACGTAAAAGGAGCTGCAGTTTGAGAAGTCCAACTAGAGCCATCATAATGTTCAACTGCATTTGTTGATCCAGATCCAGGTGATATAAATCCACCAACTCTATACGCTGCTGTTTGTATTCCCGCACCTTTACAAAATCTAGACTCTTGATTTAAAATACCACTTGTTGTCCAAGATGAACCATCCCACTCTTCGGTTGCTTTTGCAATGGGACCTGGTCCAGGAGATCCTCCAAAAGCTAAACTTGCTGTTTGTGTTCCACATCCAGCTAAATCTGATCTAGCCGTGTTTAAATCATTTAACTCTGACCAAGATGATCCATCAAAACTTTCATTAATAGCTTGCACACCAGGCGGTCCTTCACCACCAAAACATAAACAAGCGTCGGTAATTCCACTACCTGATCTTTGATTATAACTAGTATTTAAATTAGGTGTGCTTGCAAAAGCTCCAGCCGTAACTACACTTACTGATGAATGAAACTCTTCTGTAGAGCCTGTATCATCTGATGCAAATCCACCAAAAGCTAAAGCAGCGGGCGCCGTTCCTCCAACACTCCCTGCTAAAAATCTTCTTGCTGTTGCTACATCTGGACCTTCACTCCAAGAAGTTCCATTGTATTCTTCAGAATTTGTAACGTTAGTTGTCGTGTATCCACTAAAAGCTAAACCTGATGTACTACTTCCAGAACCTCCCATTCCTTCTCTAGCAGTATTTAAACTACCACCAGTGGTCCAGTTTGTTCCATCATATTCTTCCGTTGCTCCAGTTACAGATCCCGTATTTCCACCAAAAACCATTCCTGTAGATTCTGTTGGTCCCGTGCCTGAAATTGATCTTCTAGCTGTAGTTAATGTATTTCCTGCTGTCCAAGCGCTGCCATTATATTCTTCAACAGCATTTTGATTTGTAGGTCCTGGCGTATATCCTCCGGCTCCAACTCCTGCCGTAGCTGTTCCAAAACCTGCTAAAAGAGAACGTCCTGTATTCATGGTGCCACCGGCA